CGCACCCAATAACCTTCGGAGCGAAGTCTTTTGACCATGTGACTTCCTATAAAACCACCTGCACCCAGTACAAGTGCAGTCTTTTTATATTCACTCATAATAAAATGTTAGTTATAGTATGTATTATACAAAAAAAGGAGGTTGTAGTCAACCTCCTGATTAATTAAAATTCTACGACAAATTGATGCTTCATAAATTTATTGAGTGCATCCCACCTAGCATTCTGCTCTCCTTTGTGGGTGGCAAACATAGTATCTGCAGATGTGTCTTTATCAAGATTCTCTTGCAACTGTATACTCAAAGTAATTACCTGTTCTTCTAATTTTTTTAGTCTTGCTTCTACTTCAACATCATACTTTGACATCGATGCTCCACTGGAAGACTTTGCTGCTGTTCCTTTTGCCATGATTATTAGGGGGAGATTCTGCGGTTATTTATAGTTAAAATTGTTTAGGATGAGTTACTACATCGCCATGTATCTCACCGATATCATCAATGTGTGCATGATCAATATCAACATGCAGACCTCTTTCATAGAAGTCTGCAATTCTTTCTAGTGCGTTTGCAATGCGAACTAGTTCGTCACTCATGAGTAACTCCGTGCTTCATCTTTAGTATAACAAGGGACACCAGCAGGGTCAAGCCACTTAGTGTATTCAAAGTCTTCCATTGCTTGAGTTAACTGCATACCATTATCACATAGATACATATCCTTCCATCTAGGAGAATAATTATCCATCTTTTGAATACGAAAATCAGGTTTACCATTTTCTAGAGTACCGTTCTCAACGTAACGATAAGGAAATCTTTCAAGTAGAACGTTCATTTTACTCATTGTAGGTCTTCTATAATGCATTCTATCACAGCATTATAGTCTGCGTCAGGGTCTTCACCTGATAAATCAATATATTGTAATCCTTCGTAATATCTTTTTACCTTCTTGTACAACTTGGGGTTTTTTACATCTAAAAAAATTTCTTTATTAGCAGCAGCCCGAAGGGTGCTTATGTCTTTCTTAAACTTAGAAGTAAGCGTCATTGCTTTGTGATTGTGACCTTAAGATTATAAAGGGTTAATGAGAAAAAGTCAAGTCTCTGCACTTCCTCCTGTAGTATGCATACGAACATACTCATCTGAAGGAGTTAAGACCACACTTACCTTTCCATCAGTAATTGCGATCTTCTCACCACTCTCTACTCTCTCACGAATTTTTTCTTCGTTTCGAGCATACTCTTCTATAGTGATTGTTTTCATTCTTTTACACTCTCAGCATAATCTATATCAAATTGCTCTAGTCCTTTATCAGTTAAAATGTGCTTATACATTTTCTCGAATACTGCTGGTGGCATCGTAACAATGTCAGCACCATCTGCATAGCATCTAGATACACTATGAACATCTCTTAGAGAAGCAGCAAGAACTTCAGTCTTTGTTATGTACTGCTTTCTGTATATGGCAGCAATCTCTTTGATAAGAGCAACACCATCAAATGAATTATCCTCTACTCTTCCAACAAAAGGTGAGATATATGCTGCACCTGCTTTTGCTGCAAGGATTGCTTGTGAGGGTGAGAATATAAGAGTTACATTAACTTTAATATTTTCTTTTGCTAATTCTTTACATGCAATAAGACCATCTACAGTACAAGGTACTTTAATGGTTGCCATCTTACCAAATTTTCTATGAAGTCTTTTACCCTCAGAAATCATATTCTCAGCATTACCAATAACTTCCATACTTAAATCTGTAACACCAATCTCCTTGAACTCTTGGTAAACATCTTCATGCTTTCTACCACTCTTGCGGATAAGAGTTGGATTAGTAGTTAATCCATCAATCAGTCCAGTTTTATAATACTTACGAACGACATCTGTTTCAGCAGTGTCAAGAAAAATTTTCATTGTAATAATTTAGGTAATTTATTTAGTCAACCTTGCCAAATCATATCAGGCATAGGTGTTTGCTGTCCTCTCAATAGGAACATTAGAATAAAATAACATAGGAACCAAGAGAAATTAAGAATTATATTCTGTCTCCACAGAAACTTTCTAACTCTTGTAGCAGTCTCTACTTTTTTTACTGATGCAGGATCATACTGATTGCCACTTGCTCTTAAAATCTGCTCTATGATAAGAGAAACAATAAGACCAATAACAAAAGGTAAGAACCAGAAGTCTAAAAATGTAGATACAAACAATAAGAACTGAGTCATTCTCCCTCGTCGTGTTTATGTGCTAATTTACCAGACATTTCATATGCCTCTTTGTTACCACCATGACCATGTGCTATTCCTAATTCATGCATCTTGGCATGTTCATCAATAGCATCTCTAAGATCTTTCTTACCAGCACCAAAGGTTAGGTAGATTCCATATGCAACTAAACCTAAGAGAAGTAAACCAAAAAATAGAATTAATCCTTGATCAGGAGTAAGATTTAAATGAGGGATTATAGCATCTGGTTGCTTTTCCCATGTACCAGGTAGATTGTAAACTGAGGGTTTTGATAAAAAAATCATTGTTTTAATAGTGCAGGAACATTTCCATCGTCATCATCATCATCATCTTCGTCTTCGTCTTCACTTTCCAATTCTAATTTTAACTCTTCGATCCGTTCTTGTAAAGCTCTGTATTCCTCCAAATCACAACTTGTTTTCTTTTCAAAACTGACACCTAATAATTTTTCACCAGGTTCAACATCTACCATCTCTGGATGAAGACGCTTAGTAACTTCAGTAGTCCATGTACCAGCATTATAATTTTTCACAGAATTAGATCTCCATCCCGAAAGAACAGAGCGAACTGCCCATACTAAAAGAAATATCCATGTTAGTGAAAAAACTATGTCGGTTATTGGATTCATCTTCTATATTTTAAAGGCCAAGTATAATGCAATCCAATAACCATAACGATTATAAAGAAAAATGGGAATATTGTAATCATCGTTTTACATCGTGAGCACATCCATCACCAGTGTAATCATCACTATCATAATATCCATTCTTACTTCCAAAGAAGAGTGTGAGTCCTACAAATGGAAGTGCTGCAAGTATTAGGAATGTTTCTAAAATCATCTATTGAGTAATCTTTTAATTGGTACTTGTCTTACTTTATCTATAACATCATCGAGTATATCAGTCTCCACCTGATCTTTAATCTGATCAATAACATTTACATCAAGATGCATAAAGGGAGGAATAATACCAAGTATACGAAGCAATCCATCAAGAAATAATGCAAGAGCAGTGAATCCAAGTATCATACTAATGATAGTTGCCTCACGATTATGTTTTGCCATTGAGGCTTCATCTATTCGCCGTGCCTCTTCAACTGCTTCAGCAACCATTGCATCAACTTCTGCTTTGGTATAGAAATCCCCTAAAATGGGAATGTCGTGCTTGTCCATAGTTTTCATTATACGTTCTTAGTATAACACCTGTGTCAAGTATTACAATTATATATTATTACATCATCTCATGAACATGTCCAGATGGGCGTTCCCCCATCATTTTTTGATGATGACGATCCAATTGCTGAATCTTATTCAACATCTCTTGCTTCTTTTCGATGTCTTCTAATTTTTTCTGAACCGCTTTTAGTTCTGATTGAATCTTATCTTCCATTAAAATGAATAGAATTCTACCAGTGTATAGAGATTTTATTTATTTGATTTCAAAATTGAGTTTACGAACTTTACGTTTTCTTCTTTGTTCTTGCCACTCTAAATCTTGAGATGTTAACTTATCTTTTTCTTTTTTCTCATCAATTCTTCTAACGATAATAGTTTTCGATAGATCTGATGCTGTTATACTATCTCCTATAACAGTCATCATATTAGGACAACCACAACTCCTTGTTTGCGTATCTGAACTTGTGATCTCCTTGTTACATTGTTTGCATCGGACTACTATCATAATTATTCATCCTAAAAATCTCTATTCACTATGAATATTTATTCATATAGAATCTTACAGTACCGCCTAATCCTGCATCAAAAGGTATCTGAGGAACCCATCCTGTCCTCTCAGTCAGTTTAGAAAAGTCTGTTCCGTACCTTTTATCTACACCAGGTCTATCATTTGATACTCCAATTAAACTATGAGGTTTATTTAACATATCTAAAATCTTTCTAGTAACTTCAATATTCTGAACCTCACATCCTCCACCAATATTAAATTTATCATTCAATACTTTTTTCTCATCTAATGTCCAAATAGCACAACAATGATCATCAACATGCATCCAATCTCTTATCTGTTCTCCACCATCATGCATGTATGTTATTTCATCATTCAAAGCATTCTTAATAACTTTAGGAATTAATTTCTCCTCGTGCTGACCTGGACCATAATTATTGGAAGAACTGGTAATAAGATAAGGAAGACCATAAGTATTATACCATGTCCTCACCATATGTTCTGCTGCTGCTTTAGTGGCAGAGTATGGATTACGTGGATCATAGGGAGTCTTTTCAGTAAATAAACCCTCTTCACCATATTCTAAAGAACCATAAACTTCATCAGTAGAAATGTGATGAAACTTTTCTACCTCATGAGTAACACTTGATCTCAATAGATTAACTGTCCCAGTAATATTAGTATTAATAAAGGGAGTTACATCCTTAATAGAATTATCTACATGACTTTCCGCAGCAAAATTAAATACTTTGGTTGGTTTAACTTTATTAAAGATATATTCTACATGTTCTGCATCACTAATATCGCACCAAATAAATTTATGTTGTGATGGAATATATGATTCATTAGCAGCATAGGTAATGTTATCTAATACAACAACTTCATCATCAGTTACTCTTGTAAGATAATGAAGAAAGTTACTACCTATAAATCCTGCACCGCCTGTTACTATGATCATTTAACTCTTTCAATAATTGCTGGGGCCTTACACGCTAAGGGGGTGGTGGTGTTCCTCAACGATGCCCCGATAATATTATAGCACCTTTGTCAAGTATCTGGTTCTAATGAAACTATTTCTAATTCATCTTCATCTTCTATTTCTATCCACTCTTCAAACTCTGCATAAAGTGCTATCTTATCTCCACAAAGTTCTGCATCTTCTATCTTATCAATTGCCCATTCTCTAGTGTGAGCAACGATATCATCCGTCGTCATTCCCATAATAGTCTTTTCTGAAGTATCTTGAGAGGATGTTGCTATTATAGTACTTTGGTGTGCCGTCGTCAAGTTGCTCTGTAAGAACTCCGTGTGCAAAGAGTTGTCGGGTTTCCTCGAAGTTTGTTTTGCCTTTTGTATGATGTAATGATAAGATAGTTCGACTAAAATTCTCTCTGCCAATCTTCCCAATCTCTTCTTTAAGTTCAGGACAAGACCCATAATACTTCTTCCAATCAGATTCAGATTTTACTTTGCGTTTCTTACCCTTTGGGGTTCTAAACTGCCAAAAGTATTTACGTCCGATATATTCTCTTCCGTTGGTCTTATTTATGATACTATAAACAAATCCGTAATATTCGTTAATATCAGTTGACTCGAATACTTTTTTATTATATCTCCAAGGATTCTCATACTTAATAGTCATACTCGTCAAGGACATCCAATGCATTATTTAGAATGCGTTG